TTACTTCTTATTATTAAGCTGTTTTAAGATGATTGCAAGATGAGCCTCCATGTCATCCATACGGCTTAAAAGACTGTTGTCGGGTTCTGGAAACTCGAACGATAAGTTTGCACGGACATACCACATTTCTTTGATATCTTCTGGCTCAACGTCGTAATTTCCGTAATCATTCTTATTACTATTGTCAGATACTAATGTGAGTACTCCACGCTCTGAAATACGGTTTAAGACACGTTTTGCAACGATTCCGTATTCATTTGTTACTATAATATATATACGACGATCTACAATATCGTCAAAGCTTTCTAACCATCTGCCAATAACGATTGACTTATTATGAAAGGTTGGATTCATGGAACTTCCTTTGATCTCAAACGCTCTATGTGTTCCTGCTCCAAGGTTAGGTAAACGTATAGTTGGAAGCGTTTCAACGTATTCGGGGTCAGCGTAACCGTTCAGATAACCTGCGCTTGCTTTTACTGGTACCAAGCTAATTAATTCCCTTTCATTTTCGTTTACAATTACAACCTTCGGCAGCCATAATTTATTTGTTGGGGGGTCAGCTGGGGGGTCAATTTTATTCAAAGTTGGAGGGTCAAAATCTGCAACTTTTATGATTGAATTATTGTGTTTTTCGTTTGATGAATGAGGGGTATCTGTATTATTTGAGTTGTTTGCATTTGGGGTTTTTAGCATTTCGCCACTACCAGTCAATAACCAGATTGGGTTTATATCAGGATAGATACAGACTATTTTCTCTAATACGTCACTTCCTATAGACGCTTGTCTCTTTAACTGTTTGCCAAAATAGCCATTACCTGCCTGAATAGCTTTGTCAAAAGCATTTAAGCTAATATTATGGTAATCCAAATACAGTTTTATTCTATCTACAGTTTTAATTTCCACAGAAAAAAGTCTAAATATTTTTTGTATATACAGATTATTGTCTGTATAATTGTGAACGCAAAGGAACAAATTAAAGCGAATATATGAAAAATAAAGTTGAGAATAAAAACGAGATGTGCCATTTTTCAACCATCGCAAATGGGATTATAGTCCCAGCTGTGGTGGTGGCTACTCTCGTTGGTTGTTCAGAATCAGCGGTTAAGAAGGTTCGGAATGGCTTCGTTGGCAAAACTGGTAAAGGCAAAGTATGTCAGAAAATAGTTATTACAGACAATCTTCTCAAGCAAGCTATTGAATTAGGGGTTGAGCAAGTAAGTAGAATACTTTCAAAACCGTTATAGTTATGGAATACATTAACTCCAATAAATTGTGTTTGACTTATGATGAGTACGTTAATCTCTTTGGGCTAGATGCTTACAAGAATGACAAAAAACGTGAAAACATAGTTATACATGGTATTGGTGGTAATGGTCGGAAAGTTCTTATTGAATACGAATCATTACAACCAAAACGCAAGGAGGTTGTATTGAAAAAATATGGCAATCCGTATGACTACCTTGCAAAGCAGCCTATCCTAGACCTCATTGACTGGGATTATCAGGCTCATAGCTACTATACAAATTATATTCTCCCTAATGGTGCTAAATTACCTGCAACCGATAAAGATGCATTGGGTAAAGATCAAATAAACTATGTAGACAGATATACTAAGTCAGTAAGCTGGCTTAATATGCTGGGTAAATTCACTGCCGATAAACGGGCTTTAAAACAGGCTTTAAACATTTCTGTAATGGAGTTCTGGGATGTGGTAAGCAGTCTTATCTCGAAACAAAACGTTGATCTACCTACCAATGCAAAACGGTTAAAAGAGAAATTGAAGGAATTCAATAGCTATGCCGATCCAAATGACAGATATTTTTTCATAATGGAAAAAGACTTGCACCGCTGGTCTAATGGCAATGCGAAACAAAGGGATGAAGAAGGTGAAGCACTAATTTTCAAAATGCTTGCTAATGATAACAATCACGACGATACAGTAATAGCGGCTGCATATAACAAATATGCTCGTGAAAACGGTAAAAAGGAATATACAGCTGGCGCTATTGGATATATAAGACGTCAAAACGAGCACATTTTGATGGCTACACGGGACAGCTCGAAGAAAGCATATAATAAGTATACCAAAGAAATTGGTCGTAAACGGGCGTCTGCACCTTTAATCATGCTCAATTCGGATGATAATAACCTTGACTTATATTTTACAGTTGAATATAAGGACGCAAAAGGCAAAAAGGTCAAAAATAACTTTTATAGACCTGTGCTATATGTGGTAATCGACACCTACAACGATTATATCCTAGGCTATGCGTATGGTGATAGTTCTACACATAACCTAATTTATGAAGCATTCAGAAATGCAATGAACCATATACATGAATTGACTGGAGGGTATTATCTAGCTCACCAATTGCAAACCGACCGTTGGGGGCTGGATGTAAAAATGAAGAATGAACTCGCTGACTTTTATCGCAAAGTCGGGGGGAAATTTACGCCTCAAGCGCATAAGGTTCCACAAGGTAAGTACATCGAAAGGTCGTTCGGCGTGGAATGGCATCAAGTATTAAAAGCATTGCCTTTTGGCAATTATGCTGGCCACAATATCACTTCTAAGGAAAGACGTAATCCAGAGGCTATTGCGACAAATGCAAAAAATCATCCATCTGTAGAGGAAATGCCGATGATCATAGACGGTTTTATCAATATCATGCGTACAAAAGCCAACCCCAAAACTGGTGTAAGTCGTAAAATTGAATGGTTAAAAGCATTCCACGAAAGTGAAAATAGTCGTAAAAAGCAGATTGACGTTGCGACAAAACTATCAATTGTAGGCAAAAAGCGTGAAGGTTTACCGCTAACGATCACGAGCAAGGGCGTCATGGGGATGTTTGATGGTAATAAATTGCGCTTTGATCTTCCAGATGAAGTAATATTTAATTATAACGGTGCTAAGGTAGATGTATTCTATGATCCAGCCAATATGGATGAAGTCATGATCACGGATGGTAAAGGTTTGCGATTTGTGACTGGACAATATGAATTGATGCCATCTGCAATTGCAGACTTCAATGAAGGTGATGGAAAAAGATTGCATCAAGCCTTTGACAACAAGAAAAAGATATCCGAAAAGCTTACCAGTGTGTTACAGGAAAAGCTTGCAGCCCTTGACGGTACCAATATTGACCCTGAAAGCTTATTGCAGGCAGGTGTAATGCTAAAAGATATTAAAAATGATAATGAAGCGGCCTATATACAACAGCTATATGGCAAAAAAGCGGTGTTACCTGCTCCAAGATCAACAGTAAAAATCGAAGCTCACTATGAGGATGATAGTGATGACGACGTAACGAATCTATATTAAAAAGCCCCTACGATCGCCATCGTAGGAGCAAAATGTAAACATCATTAAAGCGAATAAAAATGAATACAGAAGCAAAAATGCAAATTAAAAACGACTTGTACCAATTTGTACAGAAAGTCGGCAAAGGGAGCCAAAATGCAGCATCAAAACAATTGGCTAAAGTCAGCAATGCCACTATCAGCAATATTCTGGCTGAAAAGTGGGATAATATCGCTGATGCGATGTGGATAAGCATCCAAAAACAGGTATCTACAGCAGTGTCAATTGGCTGGAAAGTACTTACAGAGACTAAAAGAATGCGTCAGATGATGCAGGTATATAAGGATTCACAGGATTATAGCGAGGTGTTCTGTGTGATCGCCAATGAAGGCAGCGGAAAAACGGAACCTGCCAAACTGTTTGCTGAACGTCCAAACGTGTTTGTTTTAAAGTGTAAAGAGCATCTGAACCGTAAAACCTTTCTGGGTGATCTATTGCAGGCGATGGGTAAAGATAGCGGAGGTTATACAGTTTATGAAATGATGGATGCTGTATTAGAAACCTTGTTGCGTCTTGAAAATCCTCTGATCATACTGGATGAAGCTGACAAAATCAGTGATCAGGTTCTGTATTTCTTCATTACTATCTATAATGAGACCGAGGGTAAATGTGGTTTGGTTCTACAGGCTACAGACCATTTAAAGAAGCGTATTCAAAAAGGGGTACACATGAATAAAAAGGGTTATAAGGAGATTTTTAGCCGTTTTGGACGCAAGTTCGTCGAATTGCCTCAAAACTCATTCAAGGAGCTGAAACAGATTATCGAACTCAATGGCATCGAAGAGCCAGAAGAAGTGACAAGGATTGCTAACGACTGCGAGGGTGATATCAGACGTATAAAGCGTCTTGTAATGGCTTATAATAGAAAGAAAGGGGCTGCATAATGGAAACTGTTAAACTTAAAAAATCTTGGTTGAACCAAGTAAAACAGAGCAATCAGGAGCGTACGGCTAAAGTCTTGGAAATGCTCCAGATCAGGGAGGCAGACTATGCAGATATGTGGCTAGATGCTGGTATTCATTACCTCGTTAAAGTTATTGAGGTAGGTGAATGGAAAGAAGAGTTTTTGAATGCCCCTCTTTTCTGGAAATGGTGGCTAAACCATTGGCAAAAATGGGATGCTCGGTTTATCGGATATTCAAAAGAGGTACCTGCTGAAAACTGGACTGCTCTTTATGATTATGTACATGATATCGAAGGTATAGAACTTAGACCGCACAAGGTTATCCTAGAAGAGATTTTTCACAAAGAAGTAGTTACCAAATTAACACATGGAATCAATGAATAAACTTAAAATCATCAGCACGGTTGCAGGGGCTTTGGGCTTTACCGTGGAAGAAATCACAACAGATTGCCGTAAATCGTTGATGCTATACACCCGATATATCGCAATCCAAATCTTGAAGGAAGAGGGCTACAGTCCAGAAGATATTGCAACAGTGTTTACCAGTTACGTTGTAGGCAGTATTAAGAATCACTGTCAAACGGTATTTGATGAACTTGTAGGGTACAATCAAAAGTTCAAAGGTATGTATTTATTGGCCGCTAAGGCCGTGGAGGATCAGGATAATGAAATTGAAAACGACAAGAAGTCAGCTTGAGGGGCTAGAATTGATAATCCGTGTGATGCTACAGACCAATATCCCCAATGATCCAGCAGAAAAGCTGATTTATGATATTGTTTATAAAGCTTATTGCAGGATCAGGACAAGGGTTGAGCGTATTGCTTCAACAAAACATGGATGGTCAATCAAGCTGGCAGATCAGGAGGCGCTAGCAATGCATGTCTTTTTATCGAACGCAGTTGTCCCTTCAACTGGTTACGATTACGAGAAACTGCAATTACAAACAATGTTCACTAATATACATGATGAGTATGGAAAGCCTGTATACAGAAATCAAAGCTATTCAATGCTGGCTACGGGATCACCCCAACGTTGAACATGATGCCAGATGGCATTTTATAACAAAACTGAACGAATTAAACGAAAAATTAAATCAAATACAAAATGGAAACAACAACATTGAACAAACCAGCGAGCGAATTAACACTTGAGGAAATCCAAGCGCTTTTAAATCAGAAGAAAGATGAATCCCTTTCCGAAAAGCAAAAAGCACGTGAAGCTTACGAAAGCCTACGTGATGAAAATGTAACCTCATTGGTGGAAAAAGCTATGAAATTACATAAAGAACTTGCTTCCTTCAAATCTCAAACCTTTGAGGATATCGACACGCTCTATAAGCTTTTACAAGAACATTCGAGCCGTCACCAGAAAGGTAAAGGTAATGTCACATTAGACACTTCCGACGGTCAATACAGATTAGTTTTCAAGCGTTCAGATAATACAAGGTTTGACGAAAGGGCTACACAGGCGGAGGCGCATATTATTGATTTTATCGCTAATAGATGGGGTGAAAAGGATGACGCTGATTCTCGATTTATCAAAAAATTGCTTGAGCGAAAGAATGGGAAACTTGACAAGAATAAAGTTCTTGACATGATTAGCATGAAGGACAATTACAATGATCCACATTGGCAAAAAGGCATTGAATTGCTGCAAGAATCCATAGTGCCAGACACCACACGTTTCTATGCTGAATACTACGTTCGCAGCGAAGATAATGAATGGCTTCCTGTGGTTCTGAATTATGCAAGGTTAAACGACTAAAATATCAATTATGAGCAACGATTTATCACCAGATGAATATTACGGTAGGGTTGTCGTTTTACTTCAAGACATTGGAATTACTCCTGATCGTGATACGGTTTTGTCGGATCGGAATAGCGGATTAACACCAGAACAATCAGCTGACTTGTTTTCTGAGGAATATTAGCCCAAGTATGGAACGTACAGCGGATCGTTACCGCTGTTGGGTTCAAAACATTTAAAAGCAAATATAAATGAATGCGAAAATAAAGCTCTATAACCACGAAAAGTGGTTCGTCTGCGCCAAGTGTGGACATGAATACGATATGAGGTTAGAGGGGTTCTTTTGCCCTGTCTGCATGCACAATAATAAATAACATCTAAAGCGAATAGATATGAAAAAAAATCAATTGACGACGGTCGATCAGCTGCATCTAGGCGACCGCTTTTACTTTGCGAATGACAACAATCGTGTTGTTTGGGAAATGGTTAATCATGGTGTTAGACCGCCATTTACAAGATCAACAAATTATTTCTGTTTGCTGGGTTCGCACGCAGATCATATTAAAGATAAAGCGATCAGAGATAACATGACAAAATCCATCAAAGGTAACACCAAGGTAGTTTATTTGCGATCAATGGTAGTTTATTTAGAATCAAGTAAGGGGGCAGTATGAAAGCATTAGGTATAAAACAATTTCACCAGAAAAAATTCAAACTGATGGATTTAGACGGATCGCCATTCAAAGTGGTTTTGGGGAATGTACCAAAGCACTTTATTTGTGTTATTGGCGGTTTTTCTGGTAATGGTAAAACGGAATTTTGCATAAAACTAGCGAAAGAACTCTGTAATCACGGTAAAGTCTCTTGGTTCAGTTATGAACAAAGACATGGTTTTGATCTGCAAACGGCTACTATGCGTAATAAAATGGAAGATGTTACAGGGCTTTTTATTCCAGTTGATCCCATTGACAAGCCCGAAAATGTATCGTTCTTGGAAGATTTAGACAATTATCTTTCAAAACGAAATAGTCCAGATTACATCTTTATTGATAGTGTTGACTATACAGGATGGACAAAAGCGGATTATCTGCATTTAAAAGAAAAGTATGAAGGCAGAAAAACATTAATTTTTATATGTCATACGGATAAGTCTGGCAATCCCAGAAAGAGCATTTCTGCTGATATTATCTTCGATGGCGGTATGTTCATACTTGTCCAAAAGTACATTGCCACACCTGTTAAAAATCGTTTCGGAGGGTTCGGGTCGTATGTCATTTGGGAAGAGAAAGCGAGGGAGCTAAATCCACTTTTCTTTGATCCAAAGAATAAGGTAAAGTCAAATAATGACAACCAACAGACTGAGCTATTTAGAAAATCAGATAGCGAAACAGAGGGGGTAAACAAAAAATCTGCTTCCAAAAACAAGGGGGTAGATGCAAAAAACGAACTTAAAAAGGTGGGGTAAACACTATGAGAAAATATATTTTAACGTCGCACCTGTTCACAGGTAGCATAACATTTGGATTTAATTCAGTAGGATGGTTAACCTATTTTAATAACGAATCTGATTTTGAAGATAAACAGCATTCGTGGTTGTTGGCTAATTTACCGAGGCATGCTGAACAGATTGAATCATATGCTGGTCGTATAAAAGGTAAATTGGAAGAGGTGCCTCCCGATTTGAGTTTTGACTCATTTTGGAATGCATATGGTAAAAAAATTAACAGAAAGCGTGCTGAATTGCTGTACAAAAAGATGGATGAGCCTCAACGCTTAAAATGCATCCTTTCTATTAAGCCATATTTGAGTTATTTATCACGGGTAAAGTGGCGTACGCAAGCCGATCCTGATACCTACTTGAGAAATGAAAATTATGAAACAGACTGGAATAAACAAATGCAATAATGAAGTACATACCATCCACAAGTGAACAAAACCGTATGATTGGTTATCAGATTAGCCGATTGAAGCTAGATAAAGAAACAAAAGAGGAAATGATATGGCTTTATACTGATGGCCGTACGACAAAGATTAGTGAGCTACGTCACGGCGAAGCATCAAATATCATTAAGGCGTTATTGTCTGGCCAAACGAAATATGAAACACCAAAATCAAAGATGATACGTAAAATATTATCAATGGCACATGAAATTAATTGGGAACATCCTACAGGAGCAATAGACATGGAGCGTGTTAATAGATGGGTTAATAAATACGGTCAACATAAGAAGAATATCAATTTATATACCGAGGCTGAATTGCCAGCCTTGGTTACAGCCTTTGAAAAGATGTATTTAAAGCATTTAAAACAGATTTAAAAGTGTATTTTAGTCAAATGAAAGTAGCTATGTCATTAATCTTAAGCTTGATCTTAAATGTTGCATTTTGTCAAGTATCATTGACTCCAGATGGAGTTAAGTCTTCAAATAACTTGGAAAGTGATTTTGTAGTTTTGAATTTTGATCAAAAACAATCTGATTTATATAACTCCGCTTTAACTGCAATGACCAAATTATACAGGTCGCCAAAATATGTGATCGATAAAGTTGAGAATACTTCAATTAAGATTTCAGCGAACAGCGATGTGATTGCTGTACATAAACTGACCATGCTAGAGAAACAAAAGTACAGTATAGATTATGTTGTACATTTGGATTTCAAAGATAATAGAATGAGGGTGAGTATTCCCACGGTACTATATAAGCAGGAAAGTTTGAGCGGTTTTGATTTTTTTCTTGTGGCTCAAAAGAAGGCAATTGGAAAAAGGAATGGAATTTGGGATAATGCGGGGAATTTGAAAAATGATTGGTTAAAAGTCGCTACTGAATCTTATCTTAATAATTGGATAGCATGGCTTGATAAAAGTATAAAAGAAAATACCACTTGGTAGTTGTAAGCCCCGAAAATTCGGGGCTTTCCTGTTGTTCGTAACTCGCCTTTAAATTCATTGAAAATTGATATATTTTTGTATCAATGATTAAAGGCCGTCAAACATTAACAAAGATTTTTACAAGCGAAATACAACGTCAGGGTATTCAGGGTAATGCTACCCAAGACCGTGACATTTGTTTGTGTTATCGGTATTACTATTATTATGAAATTTTACAGATCAGGCATGATAAAACCATTGAAAATCTGGAACCTGAATTTTTTATTTCTCAAGACACAATCACTAAGCGTTTGACTGCTTCCGCTGATCTCTTAAAGGATTTGGTTTATAACAAACCTACCAGATCACAGCTGAAAAGGAAATATCCCCATTTGGTGTGGAACTAGAAAAAGCGATGTGATAGTCGCTTTTTTTATTCTTCAATTTTGCTGGTCGTAAATGTGATCTGTACCACATCAAAATCAGGCCTATTGTCATCAACTATACTTGTACAAATCCACCTGTCCGTATTGCCTAATTTTAAGCCCTGAAACAGCGTTTTTACATCTTTTATGGTGTCGTAATACTGTAGAGCCAATTCGAGCCGTTCAGCGGACTGTAAATTGTGCTGGTCGATGTTTCTTTCAAAAGCTATTCTGATCTGAACTGTTTCGGTGACCCGTTGCATGATCGAATTTAGATTTTCCCTTTTGGGCTGATTTACTTTGATCAGGGCGCAGGGAAATTTGACAGCAGGCCGCTGCTCGTAGCGATCAATTTGCCCGCGGTCTCTATCAATAAAGTTGAATAGCTGGCTGTCCTGTAATGTCTGGTGTGTTTTTAAAAATGTTGTTTTCATTTTAAAGTGTTTTAAAATTGTTTTTAAAGCGTGTTTTTATATCTTTTATCAGCGCTGGACTTTTACCCATGAATTGACGTTTAGGCATCGTTACCGAATATGCACCGACTTTCGCCCTTTGGCTGTATGTGGCATTTTCATTGTTTTTGGCAAAAAGCGTTTTTCCCTTGTATTTGCCCGTTTTGTATTCTTTATGAGTGACTATGGTCGTTCGTGCAGCATGGTTAATAGTTCCGCCCTCGTTGTGAACCTGTGCGTATGGCACACGTGATGAGCCAGCGGAAATTGTTATCGTGTCGCCCGTGATCGTATTGATCCGTATTGACCTAAAAAGATTACCTGTGCGAAACATCAATGATCCCCTTGAAGGCTCACGTTTTTTATTTTTGTAAGGCTCGTACGGCTGGTTGTTCCACTGCTTCTGGATCAATGCATTTTGAAAATGTTCGACAGCTGTTTCTGCTGCCAGTTGAGGCGCTTTATTGAGCTTGTCATCTATCTTTTTAAATAGTGCCTCTAGCTGTTTGTCAAATTTGTTCATAATGTTTCCTATATTTGTAGTGTAATCATACCTCGTGTAAACTTGAGACTGTCAGATAAGGTTAGGCAGTGGCTCGTGACTGGCTTTCCAACGTGGTACTTTACATAACCTTAATAAAGCCGTTGATTCACGTCAACGGCTTTAATTTTTGATAAGCAATCCCCTCCTTAACCTGACATCATCCAGCCTGAACCAAGATTCTATTTTTAGTTCAAGATTGTTGTCCAACGTGCAGACAACGACAATAGCTTGATTGTCGTAGTATTTTAAATACATGTAGGTTTCGTTCCTTTTATTATTGTAGTTCTGCAGCCATACCTCGTCTGGACTTTTGATCACGGTGTCCATTTCATTCATGTACAAATGCCTCGTTCTGTATTTTTCATACCTAGTATTGGTATGGGATTTTATCGTTGCCTTATCAATGGTGATGGTACGCCCGTTATAGTCTGTCAATCCATATTTTTTGGAAGTTACTTTTATTGCCTTGTCGGTAAAATCTTCGATTGCTGCACTGATCTGATCTTCTTTGTATTTTGGTTGAAATTTGATGTCGGTAAAATTCTGTTCCACGGGTTTTAAACCCCAATCCTTAATACCGAGATTATTCATCTTTTTTACTACATCCAAATAGTCGTTGACATAATGCTGATTTTCTGTGAATACCTGTCCTTTGTCCATCCGATTAATACCCCAGCCTGCTTTGGATGCTTTTTTAAATTCTTCAGTCGCCATATATTCCCGTACTTTTTCCTCTGAAGCTCTGATCATATCGTCGGTTACTTCTGCTTTTGTTCTAGGAACAATATAGCAGCGGCAAGCCCAGCCATTTGGAGGCATGATATACTGCCAATAGCGATGGTTCCACGGCAATACAACATCATGCAAGAGTGCGTGCGAATGTCTCACACGTTCATCACCAATGGTTTTATACTGCCAATAAGGAAAGTTATCTGTCTGCTTCATCAGCCTGTTGTAAGTGGCTGCCATTTCACCAACGGCGACAGCGGTATTATACTCGGTCTCCAGCCACATTTTATTATGCACATCAAGCATGGCACTGGCATTATCATAAAATTCCCGAAATGATTTTACCTGCCGAAAAAGTTCATTTAATTGCTGTGCCTCGAACAATGTTTTTGCCCCAGCAAAACGAAACAGGTTCATTTCGTAGGCTGTCATCGTGCTGGGGTCATCTATGCCGTACTGTATACCAAGGTTGACCAGCTTAGTAGGTTTAGTTTTCCATCCATCGGAAAAAGCGATTGTCAAAGTGCTGGCCGTGTAATTGAACAGTTCGGGATCAAAATCAAGTCTCCCCTGGTCCCGCCAAGCCCTTTGGATAATGCCGTCTTTTATCCTGTCGAATACTTTGGAAGCAACAAAATTTGCAAGCTTAATACTGCTCGTGTGGTGATCTCCAAACGCCCCGACTAGCTGACTGTTCCTGCTTGTCGGGGCTGGGTGAAAAAGCCGTAATAGCCTCCTGAAGAAAGATAGCTTTTTGCTGTTTTCCTCCTTGGTTTCATCGGGGGTATCATTCTTTTTGCCCTTTGAAACCCTAGGGGTAGGTGTATCGTTGTTCTCTTTTTTGGTAGGGCTATTGCTGTCTAAATCCTCGTTATTTATGCCGTTAAGATCATTTTTTAGCTCCTCGTAATTATCTGGTTTTCTCACGCCGTACTCTTCGTAAAAAAAATCATCATCAATGGGGATCTTCAAGTCATTTCGCATGGATTTGTGAATATCGAAAGCATTTTTATCAAGATTCTTATCCTTTTTTATTACAAAGGTTCCGCCCTTGGTGTCAAATCCAGCAGCCTTTAATATCCGTATGAATTGAGAATTCAGGCAGCGTCTAACAAAATTCAAATCTGATTCATTTTTCTTTTCATCCGATTTGCTGTGGATTTCAGCTTGAGCATAACCAGAACTTTTGCTGCTGTCCGTTGTTTCAGTTGATCCTAACAGTACTTTGGAGATATAACCGTCCATTGCCGTACGGAACTTGTCCTGCAACTCTCCATTTGCATTGCCCGTATTGTTCTTAATGTCAACCTTGGTGCCTGCTGGTCTTATGATCGTTCCACCGCCGCCCATTTCCTGTATAGCTTTCGCCAGTGCTCTTCTTTGGCCTTCATCAAAGCCATCCCATTCAGCGTCAATAATTCCACGTCCAAAAATTTCGATGAATTCAGCCCAGTCGGCAATATCACCCCTTTTATAGATCGCATACATCGAAGCCGAAAGGAACAGTCCCAAATCTTTAGGTTTGCCAAATTGCATGATCGTTTTTGCGTAAATACCATCACTGATATTGGTGCCTTCCTGATCGTGCTGCTGCCTTGCTATCTGCCCCTTTTCTGGACGCATGTGTTTTTTTGGAATAGAATACAGTGAAAATTCGTTCATCCCATTTTCATTGGTGAAGAAAGAAGTTTCGCACATGGAATAACCCCAAGCTTTGGAATCAATTATTTCTTTCAACAAATCTTCAAAACCGATACAGTCGATTATTTCATTGATTTCATCGACTGGATTGCCGTCTCTGTCGGTAAATTCCCAATTCGCTGTTGTGATGGCATCCTGTCTTTTGCCCCAAACGGCAATGATCTGACCATCTGTCGTACAGTAGTCGTGATACAGATCATAGAGATATACCCTTGATGGTACAAGTGATTCTGCCGATCTGGTAGCATTGCGCCAGTTGGTAATATCTGTCTTTTGACGGTTTGCAGATTGTACCGTGATATTTTGCACGATATGTGTTGTATTCGGTACTATTTTCTGCCTTGTTGTGTTCTTATTTTTTCTAGCCATGATTTTAGTTAAAAATAGTTTCCTCTTTTAGGTCTGCTTGCTATGGTAAAGCCTGCTGTATCATCCGAGTCGGTTGGCAGAGGCCAGCCCATTGGCGTTACTTTGCCCTGCTGGATTTCCAGCAATGATTTTTTTGCCTGACTGTATCTAGTCTCCGCAAGTTCCAGATCGGTTGCAGCATTGCAGATGTTGACAAAATGCCATTTGGCGATATCCTTGACCCACGTGCGTAGGTTTGCAAATGTTTTGCGGTCGTCGCTGATCAGGATAGCTTCCAGATCAAACCGAGCTAAATAGCCGCAAGCTTCAGCTATTGCGCTTGCAATAGCCTCGTCCAGTAATTCTTGGTCATTATCGCTGATGGCATTAATGACACCAGTGTACATGTGTGTTTCAAAATCTTGTCTTGTTATAAAGTCCATTATGCGATGCGTTTAGAGCCTTTACGGCCTGTTGGTATTGTTTGAATATTGTCAGTATTATGAGTAGTCTTGTTATTGATCGTCCATATTGCACCCTCAACAGCGTCAGGAGCGTCATCATGTGCAGAGCTTCCCGGTTCTAATGCCAAAAATTGTTCTTCAAGCCGTTTCATGTGCGGATTTGACGCCTCTGCTTCATTAAGCCATAATTTTTGGTTGCTATTCAACGGCTCCAGAAGGCTTTCAATACGGGTAAATTTTTCGGCCTTTTTACGATGGTCACCTTTCAATGGAATGACTTTTCTGTCGCCTTCAATGGATTTCTTATAGAACTCCTGTATCAGCGTATCTTGGATAAAATTGGCTTCCATGAGGTAATAGACCGGTACTGCTTCCTTTACAAAATCAGCTATCATATAATGCCATTCAATCATTTTGGCTGTTGTGGTCTGTTCGCAAAATGCTTTGATCACATGAAATTCATCATTCCAGCGTCCCACTAATACAGTAGCTTTATAGTCATTCTTTTTAGTATCCTTAAAGGATGGGTCAGTATAGCACACTAACCATTTATAGTCAGTGAGCCTTCTCATACGCTTGTATGACATTTCAATAAATACAGTACCTTCTGTAATCGGATTATTAAAATATTCTTTCTGCTGGGAGATATAGCTGATCAGGCTCAATATCCTGTCAATGTCCGCCTCGCTATTCTTTTGAGGCCAAGAAGATTTGCCGTATTTATCACGGATATTGATCTGATTGACGTAATCGGCTAAGCTTTCACACAAGGAGACAACGCATATTTTAGCAATGCGATTTCCACAGACCAAAATCCGATAGTTTCCTGAAACGGAAACAGTCGGGATGAGCGCTTCTTGAATCCATTTGAATTTGTCTTTTATCCGTTTTTGATTGCGGCATTCTTCATCAGTGTCAATATCATCGATTAAAATAAAATCAACACGGTAATTATCATTGCGCATACCCCTAGGTGACTGACCTGCACCCAGCGCACGAAAGCTTACGCCTAAACGGGTGGTAAATTCGGTTTCAGTCCATCCTACAAGCCTCTCCTGTATGCCATAGTCATTTATGATCCGCTTGTTTTGTTCCATTGTTTTTTTGAATGGCGCCAGTAGCCTAGCAGCATTCTCCAAACTGTTTGAAACCAAGACAATGTTTCTTATTTCCTTTTTTACGAGTGCCAGATAAAGTATTTCCATCATGGCTCTGGTTGATTTTGCCAATTCACGTGACCACATCCTTAACTCAAACCAGCGTTGATTTTTGATGAGCCGCTGTGTGGCTTTCCTGTGGAATTGCGCAGGTTTGGACGTGGCAAAATTTGGGAAGTAATATTCGAACCATGCTTCCTGATCCGCTTCGAGGCGTTTGATCCTCTTTTGCTTATCTGCATAGCTTTCGTCGGCGTTGAGGTCAGTTGTAAGACGAATTTCATTTAGATATTCATCCCATCTGATGGATACCTGTCTGTTGGTCAATTTGGTCGCATTCATTATCGTAATAAGGTTTTAATAAATCCGTCAAAATCCTCCGCCAGCAATTTGGCCTTGTCCAGATCAATCGTTCGAAAGTGTCCGATCATTTTTTTTGCAACGTTATAAACTTCATAGGCTGATACCTCAAGTTCGAGCTTATTGATATTTTGTACTAGCGTATCTCGGATATAGGCCTGCTCTTTGGTGGCATATTTACGTCCTCCGTTTGCAATTTCATTATTGAGAATATCGAGTTCGTCCATCATCTGGCGCAATTGTTCTTCACGGGTAAGCATAAGACTTTTTTGTGCAGCCTCCCAGTTGTCTTCAGTCGCCCATTTGCTAATGGTGTTTTGTGAAATCTGTACCCGTAAAGCAATTTCTTTTTGCGTCAATTTCTCTTTGGTGAAAAGCAGTTTTGCATACTCTCGCTTTTCTTGTAGTTCCGATTTTGTTAACCTGTTTTTTGCCATAATTCTGCCTTTATTGCTCAAAAATGGCACTTATATAAGGGGCTGAAAAATCAGTTCAGCAAAATGGTGCAGTTACAGACCTATATTGGTTCAGTAATTAAATCATTAAAAAGAGCCGATTTTTTTACGCCTTTTTCAAGCTTTTACTTTGCATCAATAACGCAGAGAAAGTGTAATGAAAAAAGCAACAAACAGAATTGTAGTAGTAACCGAAAATGTCAATAGATATGGCTTTAGGGCTTTGGTGAAGGGCGTAGACCTGACCCAATATGAAAAGAACCCCATCTTGCTATGGATGCATAACCGCGCCATTGGGGGGAAAGAAGACGTCTTTCTGCCTTTGGGCAATGTGATCGATCTCCGTATTGAAGAAATCGAAGGCATCGGCCTTTGTATAACAGGCTTGCCCGTATTCGATGATGACGATGAATTTGCAAAAAAGATTTTCAACAAGTTTGAAAATGGCACGATCCGAATGGCGTCGGCTGGCTTGATCCCGATCGAGTGGTCTGATGATGCTGATCTAGTTGCCCATGGACAGCGAGCGGCGACCCTTGTCCGATCATGGCTTGAAGAAGTTTCAATAGTGGATATCGGAGCCGATAACAATGCTTTGTCAATAGCGCTTTATGATACCAATCATAATAGAATCGAACTGTCATCCAGCAGCGAAAACGCTGTAATCCCCTTGCTTAATTTAAATAATACAGATATGTCAAAGATTGAATTATCAGCTGCAAAGGCAGCGCAAATTTTGGGCGGAAAAGAAGTCCAAACAGCCGATCAGTTTGAAACCGAAATTTTGGGAGTCGTTCAGCTTGCTGCATCCCAAAAGGTGCAGATCGAAACCCTGACCCGTGAAAAATCAGAATTGTCAACAAAAGTCACTGAACTGGAAAACGTGCAATTGTCCGCCAAAGTTGAAAATCTGGTACAGACTGCTGTTGATGCCAGAAAGATCACAGCCGATGAAAAGGCATCATTTATCGCACTGGCAAAAGTGGATTACGCCAGTGTTGAAAAAATTCTGGGCGGTAAGCAACCAGCTCCGACAATCCAGAGCCAATTGGAAACAACGAATCAAAGTCAGATAAGCTTGTATAGCAAATCTTATGATGAGCTATTCGAGTCTGGCGAACTGGAAAAAGTCAAGTTGAGCGCTCCTGCTGAATATGCCAGAATTTACAAGGAGAAATTTGGTAAGGAGCCTAAAGCGTAGTTAATCATCAATTTTTAATCAAAAACAATAATCCAAAATGAAAAATTTAAAAGTTCTATTTTCATTCATCATCTTCCTTTGCTTGATCACCCCATTTGCTCACTTGATGGAAAGTGCAACGGGTGTACCAGCTGTATTGGTCACTTTGGTATTGATCGCAGGTGCGATTTTATATACCGCTTTAAAACGCAGATCTAATCTGCCAAAAGGTGTCCATACGGCTGACGTAAACGTCGAGGTCTGGGCAAACTATCTGATCCAGCGGTTCTGGAAGGATAACGCATTTCTAAAGAATGTGTACAATGACAATCAATATGTACTGGCTGGCAAGGTCGTCCATATCCCACAGATCGGCAATAAGCCACAGGTGGTCAAAAATCGTTCGGTATATCCAGCAGTTGCCGTACAGCGTGCCGATACTGACATCACCTATGCTCTTGACGTATATACCTCTGACCCCGTACATATCGAAGATGCTGACAAATATGAATTGTCATACGATAAAATCAACACTGTGTTTGGAGATACAGCAGGAGCCTTAAATGAAGATATCGCTGATGACCTTATCATTAAATGGCTGACAGGTCTGACGGGAAAAGCACTATTGCCGACAACAGGCGCAAGCGCAGATGCTACTGCACCAGACGCAACTGGAAAAGTAAAATTGTTGGTTGGGGATGATGTCAGGACAGCGATGACCCGAATGAATGTGGACAACGTGCCGAAAAATGACCGGTTCATTATGCCGTCTGCTAACATGCTGGATCATCTTATCAGAAGCTTGAGCGATACCCAATATCGTGACTTTTCAAGCTATCTGGATGCCAAAAACGGTGTGATCGGTAAACTGTACGGATTTACTTTCTTGGATCGCAGTGCGACGGCTGTAGCTGATATTGCAGGTGCCGTGAAACCAATTGGTGCAATTGCTGAAGCTACAGATAAAGAAGTGACGCTATGCTGGCAAAAAGATGCGTTGGCAGCTGCACTGGGTGAAGTCAAATTCTTTGACAACGTAAATGATCCTCAATATTACGGTGACGTGTATTCAGGTCTGCAACGTGCTGGTGGACGCCGTAGACGTTCGGACAATAAAGGGGTCATTGAAATCTATCAAGCTGTAGGGGCTTAGTAATATACAATAGCGGGTCGCTATGGGCGCCCCGCTTCAAATCAACATCCAAATGAGATATATAGATAAGCTGTTGCAATCATTCGATTACCATAGCTGGTTTGAACTCGGAACCTCTTTGATGCCATCTTTTAAATATAAGCTGACAATCGCTTCAATACTAGTTTCAATCACTTTGCCCCCAATAGAGCGTGTATTTGGGCTGGATGGTCTGGCCGTGGCTGGTCTGATCATGGTTTTTGCCACTGAAATTACTTCAGGTGCACTAGCAGCCAAAATAAAAAAAGAGCCTTTGAGTTCCGTGAAACTTGGACGGTTCACCTTCAAAGCATTCTTCTATACCGTGCTGATCTGCGTTCCATACCTCATGGCAGAAAGTTTTAGGGCAAAAGGCAAAGAGCTTGCTACAACAATGTTCGACTGGCTGCACCTGTTTATGCTGGCTCAGATCGTCATCGAAAACATGATCAGCATTTTGGAGAATGTTGCAGTGATCAGTGGAAAGGATAAGACTCATTGGATCAAAAAAATTCAGGATAAATTAAACGGACTACTGTCATGAAAAGAAGTGAATTTATAGTAGAAGCCGCCGAATGGTATGACGGCAAAACGGAAAAGCCCAACAACAGCGGCTTTAATGATCCAGCATTTGAAAAGGAACTTGCAGCTATGGGATGGCTCAAGGGCTATGCTTGGTGTGCCTATTTCACAAAGCTTATTTATACAAAAGCCTATAGAAACTATCCTGCTCAAGCCGAATTTATTCGGTCGAAATTCAATGGCGGTGCTTTGGCTACATTCAACAATGTCAAAAATGGCAATGTATTCAAAATTTCCGACAAGCCTGTCGTTGGCGCCATTGCCGTATGGCAGCACGGTAATGGTCAGAGCGGTCATGTTGGTATCGTTATCAGTTTCGACCTCAAAGCCAATACGATGGTCTGTATCGAAGGCAATACAAATGCCAGCGGTTCACGGGAAGGCGATCGGGTTGCAGTCAAGTTGCGCACAATAGATCGGCCTCGGTCTGCAAGCGGATTAAATCTTAAAGGTTTCATTTTACCTATTGAGCTATGAGAAACCTGATGTGCCTGATCGCTGTGCTGGTCACGCTGGTTGGCTGTAAGACCAAAACGGTGTTTGTACCTCAGGTTAAGACCTTGGAGATTACCAAAACATTGCATGAGCGAGATACCACGATTCAGATAGAGCGAGATAGCAGCTGGTATAAAGCTTGGATCGAATGCCAGAACGGAAAGCCTGTTCTAAAAAATCCAACGGGAAACAGCGGCAAGAATCTATTGAAGCCTGCTGTAAATCTCGATTCTTCTGGACAATTGATTGTTGGTTGCATTTCGGAAAATATTCAGCTGAAATTGCGGATCAAGGAGCTTGAAACCGTGATCAATGAAAAGGAGATTCAGACCGTCGAGGTAGAAAAGCAATTAACATTATTTCAAAAATTAAACATCATTCTGGGCAAAATATTCGGTACCGTCCTTATCGGACTGGTGCTTTATGGAGCCTTTAAATTATTCAAACGCTATGGCAGCTAATAAAGAAAAAGTATTCAGTGAAAAAGCACAGGCTTTTTTTGCTGACAAGAAAAACGACAACATCAATAAGGTATACATCACTTCAGATGGCTGGGTTTTCCGTGCAGAACATTATGCAAATAATTGGATAAAGGAAAATCCAAAGCTGACACTTGAAACCCATTTCCGTGCTGGGAGCCGTCCCGTTGATGACCTTATCGCCAAAATCGTTGCTGAAAAATTTGGCAGCAATTCTGGTGAGGACTTAGATCAGGATGACCAGACGCAAGCCCCGTCCGACCGTGACGCACTGGTGAAAGAATACATTGAACTATTCGACACCAAGCCACATCATATGTTTTCCGACGATAAAATCAAACTGCTGATTGCGGAGAAAAAGGCAGAGCTGGCAAAAGAAGGTGATCCAGATCAGGAGGAAAACACCGATGCGGATCAAGATTCAAAAGAGCCTGAAAATGTCGAAAAGGATGCTGGACAATCCGAAAGCGAGTAATCAACAAATCTTTTAAAACCCTTTTAAAACTATTAAAAATCATGTTTGGAGAAAACGTATCATACGATTTAGAGGTAGACGGTGTAAAACTTGCTGATATTCCAGCAGATGGCGGAGTTGCTGCCGCATTCGTCTCCCCAGGGAAAGTAATGGAAGACACCATTGAGGTGAATCCAGAAGACCCGACATTTACCCATTTTTATGCACAGGGTGAATCAGAACCATTAGAAACCGCCGTAAAATCTGGTATCACTAGAGGTCAATTTAGATTGCTTAAGGTAGATACCGAGGTTGCTGCAGACCTCTTGGGAGGAACCATTGTTGCAGGTCAATACCATAAACCCCGAAAATACGTGGGCGTTGACCGAGCATTACAAATTATCGACGGTAAAGGCATGCCATATACCTATCCCCGTACTTTGATTTATGCTAAAGTAGTAGGCCGTTTTCGTGTTGGTGAACCTAATACCATTGATATTAGCTTCGTGGTCAAGATGCCTACAAATCCAGCAACATCACCTGAAATTATCGGAATTAAAACGCCTTAATTATGGTATCACCTGAAATAAGAGAAGCTCAGGTCATTTTAGAAAAAGGGAGCAGGTTTGAAGTTCCTGCTCCCTTTTTTTTACGCCTGTTCAGAAAGAAAACTATTACGTTCACCCTTCACGATCCTACAGCGGCTATTTGTCTTGAGCTGACAGCTATGCGGCTTTCGATGGGGGTCACTGATGAAGAGTTTGAAAAAATGTCGGTGGAAGGCGGACTGAAAATGATCGTAGAACATGGGGAAACCGTCGCAAGGATGATAGCCCTAGGAATTTTGCGAGGAAAAAGACGCAATTGGCTATTTGGCAAATGGCTCGCTAACCGACTGCTATCAAACTATCCATTTTCAACACTAATGGACATGATGCATATCCTGACGCTTGGAAGCGGACTACAGGATTTTATCAATACTATCGGATTGTTGAAAGCGATTCGCCTGACAAGGCCGAACGAAAGCGATCCGAGCCAAAAAGAAACGTAGAGGAGTTAAAGACCACGGGTCTACATAGCCTTTCAGGTCTCATCTTTATGATCATGGAAAAGACTAATCTAACATGGGATGAGATTCTTTACAGACGTAGTTGGTCGAATATCAGACGTGGTTTAGCTGATTCGCCTAGACTGGTTCGAAGCAGTGCCAACGGTAAAACCAAAAAGAAGATCAAAGGACTGGACGAATTACCTAATCGAAAATAAGACATGAGTGACGGACAATTAGACATAGAATTTAGGTTTAACACCCCTGAAGCAAAACGGGACGCTCAAGAAGTGCGTGACGCCGCTGCTCAAGTCAATGCTACTGCTCAATCTGGAAATAATACACTAAACCAACGTGAAGGATTATTGCAGCGTCTTAAACGTCGTCTGGCTGAACTAAATGTAGAACAGGATAAAGCAAGTTCCATTTCTCAACTGGCTGCTTTAAACAAGCAATATGCAAGTCTTGAAAATGACATTATGCGTTTGAACCAAGTTGGTAAAGCTGGTTTTGATGCACAAGGCAATGCCATGATTTCCAATATGGGTATTTTACAACGGCTTCAACAGAGTGCTGCACTTTGGGAGCGTGGTATGTTGGAAGCTACAAACCCTGCTGCTCTTGAAAAATATAGCCAGAAGCTCGCACTTGTAAATGCTGAAATCGCAAGGCTGACCAAAGGCGCAAATATTGGCGGTGGATGGAATGGCCTGCAAAATAGCATAAACCAGTTAAGCCGTGAATTGCCTGCTTTTACATTTTCCCTCCAGACGGGGTTCATGGCGATATCCAACAACATACCGATGCTTGCCGATGAGATCGGAAAGCTAAAAAAGCAAAACGCTGAACTGGTCGCTTCTGGTCAAAAGGGTGTGCCTGTATGGAAGCAATTGGCAACTTCTCTTTTTAGCTGGCAAACGGCAATGTCTGTCGGTATTACTCTGCTGACCGTATATGGTAAAGAGATTGCAAATTGGATTTCTTCCTTAATTAAAGGAAAAGCGGCAATTGACATCGCCAAAAAATCTTTTGAGACTTTGAATAAGGCCATCGAAGATAATTCTTTTGCAACTGCCGTTCAGGATATCTCTAGGTTGCGGAATGCTGTTGATATGGCAAAGCAGGGTTTCGTAAGTAAAAAATCTGTTGTAGAGGAATACAATAAAACGATTGGCAGAACCACGGGGCAAGTTAAGAACTTGGATGAAGTAGAACGCTTTCTGATCAACAATGCTGACAATTACGTCAGGATGATGATGTATAAAGCGGCTGCTAACCTCGCACTGGCAGATGCGGCAAAAGAGGCTGTTGAGGCTGAAAAGACAAGGATCAAGGAATTGAGTGAATTCACCAATAATTTTCTGGACGCTCCTTTACAGGCCAGATCGGCCGAACAGTATAAGGCTCAACAGGCGCAATTGCTCCGTAACCAAAAAGAAAGAAAGGATAAAGAAGTAAAAATCCATGAAGATGCTGAACAGAAACAATTGGGTATTTCAAATAAGTTCATGCGTAAAGCACAGGAATACGCTTCTAAGATGAATCTTTCTGTTTTTGGAAATGATCCTGAAAAGCCTAAAGACACATCTAAGCAGGAAGAAAACCTGTACAAGCAGATTTTAAAAGGCCGTAAGGAAGCGTTCGATAAAATTCGGGATCTCGACAATGAATATCGTGTCATGTCGTTTTCTGACGATGAAAAGGAGCTTGAGGCATTAAAGCAAAAATTCATTGATTTTAGGAAGATTCTGGAAGAGGAAAATGAAAAAATTATTGAGTACAACAAAAAGCATAAGGTAAAGATTGAGTTGCTAGATATCTCTGCTGTTGACCCCATTGAAAGAAGAGCTACTGACGATACTAAATACAGGCAAGAAACCAAAAAGCTTCAGAACTCTTTAAATGAACAAAAAACGCTATACACCGATTATGAGCAGTATAAGAATCAGACTAGCGAAGAGCAGGCAGATAAAAGGTATGCTAAAGACTTAAATAAAGTTAAGAGCTATTACAAAGGTTTGACAGATCAGATCAACTCACTTCAGGCAAAAAAAGAAGATGGTACGATTACGGGAACTGAATCTGAACGTCTTAAAATGCTTTTGGAGCAATTAAAGGATTTTAATAAATCAAAGCAAGGTGAAGAGGATCGTTTTTTTCTTGAATCGTACAATGCCACAAGAACACGAAGTGAAAAATTGCTGGACATTGACCGAAAATACAAAAAGATTTTCGCTGCACAAGAGGCGGAAATGACCGAGGAAAAAAAAGAATTGTTACGCAATCAGAGACAGGATGAAATAGATGAACTCAATGAAAATGAAGCTCGAAAAAACAGAATTCTGCTTAAGGTTGCAAAACAACAACTTGTTATCACCACGGCTGGAATTAAAGCACAAATTCAAGTAATCAAAAGCCTTTTAAAGCGTGATGATCTGGCACCAGAATTTAGAGCTGACCTAGAAAAAAGTTTAGTCTCTGCTGAAACTACCGCCAAATTAGGTGCGAGGTCTGCTATGATTGCCCAGCTTCAAAAGAGTTATAAGGTATATGCAGATACTTTAATCCTTTTAAAGAAATCTGGCGCAACTCCAGAGGATGTCAAAATATTTAATGATAAACTTCGAGAAACACAAGAACAGATCGATGGATTAAATAAAGAAGGTTTCACCGACATGCTCGACATGTTGAGGAATATAGGTGATGAAGTTGGAAAGCTTGGTGATATGCTTTCAAATCTAGGTGATGCTTTTGGTAGCGATCTGTTAAGCAGTGCTGGTGGTTTCATTACAGGTCTCGCATCTGGGATCGATAAGCTTTCAGTAGCCTTTGATACAAATGCTTCTAAATCTCAAAAAGTTGCCGCTGGTATTGGTGCAGCTGTTGACCTAATCAGCATGGTAGGTAATGCTGCTGCTGAGCGTAAACGACAGGAAGAAGAGTATTACCGTTCTGTCATCGACATGCAGAGACAGTACAATATGAGTTTAAATGATCAATTACGTTTGCAAAGCCAAATAGGTGAAAGCATCTATGTAAAAGATTATGTAGGTCGTATGAAGGACGGTATGATTGCGGCTGAAGATGCTATCAAGAATTATAAAACTGCAATTACAGACCTTGCTAATAATGGTAAGATTACCAAGGGGCTTGGCAATGCTGTTGATTGGAAAAACGTCGGTTCGGGTGTGGCAAGCGGTGCGGCTTTGGGCGGCCTGATAGGAAGTGCTGTTCCCGTAATTGGAAATGTCGTAGGTGCTGTGGTCGGTGGTATTGTGGGCGGTATAGTTGGGTTGTTTGGTGGAAAAAAGAAAAAGCCAAAATACGAAGACCTATATCAGAACATGCCAGCGGAATTAAGAAATAAACTTCTCAGTTCAGAGCCGCAAGATTTGACAGACGTTAAACAGCTGTTACAGTCTTTGAATAATGACAAGGCCGTCGATGCGAATACAAAACAGATGATCGAAGGCGTGCTGCAATGGATCGAAAAGATTGAGGAAGCAAGGGCTCAGATCAAAGAGGTCGTTCAGGAACTGTCTGGAAGTTTAGGCAGCGACATGAGGAACAACCTTGTTGAGTACTTCAAACAGGGTGAATCAGCGGCAAAGGCAATGGGTAAAACCGTCAATAAAGTCTTGGAGGATATGATGTCCCAATTGCTGTTTTCAAAAGCGTTCGATGAGATATTTAAAAGTTTCGAAGATAAGTTGACGGATACACTTTTATTTGGTGATGAAGAAAGTGTAATCGACGTATTTGCGGATTTTTTAAAGGATGCTGGAGCGGCTGGAGACAACTTTTACAAATGGATGGACGCAGCTAAGCAAGCGGCAGAAAAGGAAGGTCTCGATATATTCAAGCCTAGTGAATCATCTTCGACCACTTCAGGGATTGGCGAAAGAATATCGGAGCAAACGGGGATTGAATGGATTGGAATTGGTCGCGCGCATTTAGATGTCAGTAAGCAAATCCAACTCATTATGCAAAAGGTGCTGGATTTTGACAGTCGCTCATATGATGCTCTGATCAGACAATTGAAGCATTCGGCGGCAATTGAGCAGAACACAGGTGATACAGTTCTTGAGCTGAAAGAAATTGCTAGAAAATTGGACAATATTGAAGATAATACTAAGCAGGGATATTATGGCAGTTAATGTAATAATTGATGGCATCAATATAAAAACCCAATTCGGGGTTTATCTGGAGGAAGGCGGTATAAATATACCCGAAAAACCAGCAACTCCACGTGTCCCCTTTTTCAACGAATGGGAAGATGAAAATGGTAAAGATTACGATACGGATGCAACAGTTGTTTTTCAGTCAACTTCAATGGATATTCCCTTTTTCATCTTTGGGAAAGATTTGGCAGACTATCGGCAAAAGAAAAATGGCTTTTTGGAATTGATTGTAAAAAATGGAGATGTCTCGTTGGAGATACAGGGACTTATTGCAGTCCAAAAACTTCGATATGTTGAAACGGTGTCTTGGGATTTTATAAGTATGGGTGAGGATGAAGCGACATCAGCAAAATTTACAATAAAATTTGAGCGTAATAATCGAGTCTAGTTACGATAAATTATAGTAATACAATGGATGTATTTATAGCAAGCTACGATATTGTTGAAGCCTTTGGGGTTTATCTCGAAGATGGTGCATTGTCAATATTGGAAAGACCTCCAAAGCCTCGACTTCCTTTCTATAACGAATGGGAGGACGAAAATGGCAGGGACTACGATGTAAATGACAAGATCGTTTATGAGCCTCAGATATTTGATGTTCCACTTTTGATCAAAGGTGATTCCATGAGCGATTACAGAAAGAAAAGAGCTGATTTTTTACAGTTAATAAGTCAGCCTTTTGACTTTCAGGTTCTGGACTGGGGGGAAGCCTTCCAGTTAAGATTAATAGATATTGTTGGATGGGATTATATTAACGTTGGACTTACCTCAAAAACTTCAGCACGTTTCGTTTTGCGGTTTGAGAATAATCACGTCCTACCAACATATGTTTTCCGATATCTGGCAGATAACAAAGGCCGATATATCATAATAAATGACAACAAAAGAATTTTAGTAAAAACGAAATATCATGCGTGATTATATAAAATATGACGGTGAAACACCGCCGATACTTGATGCCGCTAAAGTCAGCTCTATCATGGGTGTCGATGCTGAAACAGGTGAAGTGGGTAATGTAGATTTTGCCCTTATTGTCAATGAGGCAGGTAAGAAAATCGGGGATGCTGTTAAGATCACTGGTAACACACTGCCTACTTTAGGCACTGCCAATAAATATGTAGAGGTTTATGGCGGTGCCAATGGCAGGACATTGGTTTACGGCGATAATGAATTTATACTACAAAAGGACAGTGTAGTAAAATTGTTCTGGGATGGTTCTAATAAAACATGGGAGATTACCGACAGTGCTACATTGTCCTTTCGATCAATATTAAAAATCGAAATGACATCGTCCACTGGTTTGAAGGATAACTATACGATTACCTTCAGTGATGGTACTACTCAACTATTTTCGGTAACGAACGGAAAAAATAGCGACGTACTCAATATATCCGTGAACGGTCAGGTTGTTGTGCCGAATGATTCTGGACAGATTGAAATCATTGTGCCAGATGAGAACCTTGTCAATATCGCTGAATCGGAACGTACGGTGGGAACATACAGCTATGGCGGTGAGTACATGCCTATCTATTCGACCACTTTCAAGCTGAACGCATTACCTATACAACAGGGTGTGATAAAAGAATATGTATTGAGCGATGAACCATTGGGATATGGCTTGTTCTTGAATATTGCTAAAACTTCGGTAAGTACGGGGAAGAAGATTTTTGGGAACTATTTCAACACTAAATATAACATTGAGAATATTCATGTTAATAGTCAATTCAAAACAATTATCGAGGTTAAATGCTTGGAAAATATTATCAGCGCAGACCCAGTTTACATGCTGCTTAATCTGGAATATTTGAAATATGATGGAAATGTCGTAGAATTTACTGTACGTGTGCCAGAAGGTGCAGATACATCTTCTATTGATCTTCGTTTTCCAAAATTAAAATTCAATAAAAAATTTGCATTCAGCTATATAACCGACGATTCAAATTCTATCTATCAATTTTATTTTTCGGGCATCAATAAAAGATGGGTTGCTACAACCATGCAGTTTTATCTTCATCTGAATTTTCCAATATCGCCCGACTTTACGGAAGGTTTTACACCTGAATACCCTTTGGAATTTACCGATGGGGCAGGAAATAAACGCAGATTTGCAACCAGTATCGCTGTTTGGCCAGACAAATTGCATGACCAATACAGCACAGACGGCAATGTTGGAAAAAATTACCCTTGGATGTCCGCTCGTGAATGGAGTCTGTATAAAGACTTTGGTTATAGTGTCCTGTATCACGATTTTAATGGATATGATGGTTCATCTGTAACACAGGAAAATTTCAACCAGTGGTTTGCTGATACAAAAGCTAAATTTATTGAATACATAAATGACAGCCCCAAAATTGTTGCTGAACCCAATGGAGATCATAGGTATTTAGCCTTTTCGCAGAACATCAGTGATATTATGATGAATACAGCACAGAGCGGAGACCCTCTAATCAAAAAAGCTTATCCATATCGTTCTGGGTTCACTTTAAATAAAAGCCAGATTGCGGTGGAGCGACTGTTTTCAGGAGCATCGGATTATGCTGACCAAGTTTTCAATATTTTAAAATCATTTGACGAAACCACCAATCTTGAAAATATCTATTGGCTGATCGGAGCTTCGCACAGAACCAACGTCGGCGATTACCAGATGTTTAAAAGGATCAATGACAGCTTTGGAGCCATTGGTGATGACAAGATATGGTTTGCAAGTGTTGACGAAGTATATGAATATTGGTATCTGACAAACAATGCCACTATTATAAAGAGTGAGGGTATTAACGAAGTAACCTTTAAACTGTATTTTCCAAAAATGCCACGCTTCTGGTTCAGTGAGGTTTCTTGTCTGTTATCTGGAGTGTCCTCATTGAATGGTGTTTCGGTCTCTTCTAATACTGACGGGCTTTCTTATGCGGTCAATACAGGTGAGCTATTGGTAAATCTTAATTTTAGTAAAGATCTTCTCACTAGGGCGGAAAAATATACGGCAGCGTTTGAGGCATCTCCTAATGCTGATTATGTCTATGATGATGCAATGTACATGGTCAGCCAGCTTAAGCCCTCTTTGCGACAGCCGTTTGTCGACCGTTTAAACGTATATTCATCGGCACCAACATTTGCCGACTTCAAGATCGAAAACGGGGCAAGTACTACACAGAAAAGTATTGTTTCCCTTACCATGCTGTTCACTGGTACATCGCCGACACATTATTTGGTGAGTGAGTCGAGCAATTTTATAGGTGCTGACTGGATTGCTTTCGTGTCTCCTGCAAGTTATGAACTGTCGGCAGCGTTCGATACCAAAACGATATATGTCAAGCTTAAAAATGCTTATGGGGAGTCGCTTGTACTATCTGCACAGATTTACAAAGCCAAACCTGATCTTGCTTTACTATCAATTACAGTGGCTGGTCAGGTTTCAGGTTCACCTGTTCCAATAACACTAAATTATACAGGTATTCCAACACACTATCGACTTTCAGCAACAAATAATTTCGATTCGGTAAACTGGATTCCTTTCGGGGCAAATCCAGTTAATTTTGCCATTACCACGCCATTTGGACAAAAATCTGTTTTTGCCCAGATACGGGATGAGGTTGAGGACAAAACGTCGAGCATTGTTAATGCTAGTTTTGAATATGTTGATCCTGTTTCGGCAATATTGACATCGATTGCCATTAATAATGGCGATCAAGCTACAGCGTCAGGAAATGTAAGTGTGAAGCTTACTTCAGTAAATACGGTTACGCATTATCGTATCGGACAACAATCTGATCTATCTTCGGTTGCTTGGATTGCGTACACTGGAGATACGGTCAATTACAATTCGGGGGTAAACAGTGGAACATTGACATTATATGCTCAGGTTAAAAATTCAAATAGTGAGTCTGAAGTTAAAAGTTCATCAATCAATGTTGTTATACCTGTAACAGCGACAGCGATGGCACTTGCAGATGGACAGGCGTCCTTTGCTGGTTATAGTCCTAAAGTATCATTTACAATAGGTGCAGGTACACCTAGTCATTATCGCTTAGCCGAAACATCTGCTGGAGTTTCAGCAGCGGCTTGGTTGCCTTGGTCGGAAAACATCACTTTTACATTTTCGTCAATTGGTGCAAAAACTCTTTACGGACAGGTTAAAAATGCTGTCAGCGAATCTAGCGTTGTAAACGATTCAATTACTTTGACCGCACCTCCAGTTGCTGTACTTATCGGCTTTAATGCAGCCAGCAATAATACGAACACAAAGGTGGTTACGGCAGGTTTGACAACAAATCAGGTGAAATTTGCAACGTATACTGGTTATGGCGCACTTCAATTGGTCGATACAACGGGAGCGAACGCTGCTGGAATGTACTTTAACTTAAATACATCGTTCTACGCTGCAAATGACATATTCAATGCTGGTAATACTTACGAAAACAGTAATCTTGATGCGACAGTCGCAAGTGGAAATTACAGTCTGCAAACGATGGCCAAAGTGATGACAACTGTGAGCAGCACGGCTGCTGATGTAAAGAGAAAAGCAAGATTTTCATTGACTTTGCCAGCAGGAACATACAGATTTAGATTTCTCTGGAATACTTCCAATTCGGGCTTGAGTGCTAATACAGAGAGTAAACGGATTAATTCATTTTACGGACTGTTCCAAGGTGCTACAGAATTAGGCCGTGTCGTTTGTACTCCTGACAACAGTATAACAGGGTTTAATAATCTGGATTTTAATGCTGAAATCCAAGTGACTGTTTCTGATGGGGCAATACCAGTCGATCTTGGATTATGGTCTAGCGTTGGCGGCCAATTGCCAGGCATCAACTTAATTGAAATCACAAAACTATCTTAAAATGGAACGCATTAAAGTATATAGAAAAAATATAGAGGTAGCTTCTTTACCATTGCTTGCAGGTACTTTTTCAAAACGGCTGATGGCAGAGCATCAATTGGTATTTACATTCACCACAATAACACCGATAGAACTCCAGATCGGAGATACATTGACCTATAAGGGGGAAATCATGACTATGAACCAGATACCCGAGGTCAAAAGAAACAATAAACTTGAATATACATTCATTTTTGAAGGTGTAAGGCATTCACTATCTAGATATCTGATCAAAGATGAAGGTAGCTATATAATCAATTATTCCGACACGTTGGAAAGCTATATGTTCATGTTTCTTGAATCGCTAAATTCAAATGATTCAGGTTGGACTTTAGGAGACCTTGAAGAGGTTGAGCCATTTACACTAACATTTGATAAAGTAGATCATTTAACAGCGCTGAACATGATTGCAGAAGCGTGCAAATGCGAATGGCAATTAAAGAAAAAGGTTATAAGTATAAAAAAAACAGTAGGTCAATTTAGAAACTATCCATTGAGTTATGGAAAGGATAATGGCCTTTATTCGATCACAAGAAAAAAAATTGAAAATGCTAAGATAGTGACTAGGGCGCTTGCTGTCGGAGGTACCAATAATTTGCCTTTGGGATATCCTTACACGCAATTAACTCTATCTGGATTTGTTGAGGATCAAGATGCTATTGATAGATATGGAGTACGTGAAGGAATAATTGAAGATTCGGAAATCTTTCCACGATTAAAAGATGCAACGGTCAAAGAAGCAAATAAGGTAAGTGACAATATATATTCAATAGCTACCGATCTTGATTTCGATCTGAATGGACAGTTTATTAATGGTCAGGATGCGACAATAGTTTTTAAGTCGGGAATGTTGACAGATCAGAAATTTAAAATTCTGTCTTATAACAATACGACTAAAACAATAAGGTACGAAGCCATAAAGACCGCTAATGGTGATCTTTTGCCTTCTGGTGCATCTGTTGCGTCAGTAGGTGATAAATATATTCTTTTGGGTATTCGCATGCCCCAAAGTTATATAAACGCAGCACTTCAAGAGTTGACAGAGAAAAGATTGGAGTTCCTGAACTCTAATAAAGTCCCTCGTGTAGTTTATGAAGCGCCACTTGATCCGCTTGATTTGAAGCGGAATAATGTGGAAATCGAAGAAGGTGATATTTTGCCCTTTCTTGACACTAAAATAGGCTTAGATGATAATTTAAGGGTAACGTATGTTAAGTATCCAGCCTGTTTTCCTGATTTCTTACCGCAAGGAATGGTCTTTACAGCTGAAATTGGACAGGAAGTAACCTACAATCGAGCGCAAAAAGTTGACCGTGATATAAAGGAAACCAGACAGGTTATAACTCAAAGCACAAGACAGAGCATTGAAGAGGATCGTTTGTTAGCCATGCGTATGCGACAATTGCAAGATTTGGTATTTGATGCTGATGGTTATTTTGATGGAAGTAGAATAAAGCCGAACAGCATTGAGACTTTAATGCTTTCCGTTGGAGCGAAATCGCAAAACTTTTTATTGAACGGTGTCGGGATTTATGTAAATAATAATGATGATCCACATAAACTTAAGATTTCAGGCGGCCAGCTTGTTCATTTGGAAGTGCGTATCGAAGGTCTGGGGTATATATGGAATATGGCAGAGCTTTCAAAAAATGATTTAATTTCGGGTAAGCCTTACTATGTTTCTGCTAGATGTAGCCGTACAGCTTTATCTGGGACTTGGTATGTTTCAGAAACTCCAATGACAACCGAAAGTGAAAACGGATACTACCATTTTAATGTGGGTGTTATCTACTCTGAATTTGAAGGTCGTCGAGATTATAGCTTTACGTCGGGTATGACTTACATCAATGGTGCGCAGATAACTACTGGTCAAATAGATGCTGCTAGGCTAAATGTTGAGGAAATCGTCGTAAATGGGGGTGGTGCAACTGTCAGTCAGATGAATGATGCAAAACAGCAGGCAATTGCGGCTGCAAATGCATATTCCGAGGCAAACGATGAGTTATTACAGATTGTAGCTGAATCCTATGCAGATGGCTTGGTTTCGGCAGAAGAGCAAGCACGTATAAATGATGCTACGCAAAAACTTCTTGAAGCAAAACAACATGCTGATACTACAGCAAATGCTGCTCTTCAAAGCGCAAAAGGTTATACTGATAGTTTGATATCTTCCCTTGGTGAGTTAGCTCATGAAGACCTTGTTGAGCTTGCTAAACTGGGTTCAACTATTATACAGGGTGGATATATCAAAGCTGAACTGATCGATGTGATAAAATTATTCGCTCAAGATATTCAAGCAACTAATTTAAAGGTCACAGGTGATAGCTTTGTCGGTCAATTTAAAATCAATAGTAGTGCGTTGATTGGGGATGGTGAAGAACTTGCTGGTCTACGTTCGATTAAAGATGGGAATGAAGAAGTATGGTCTTTAGGTCGGCCTTATTCAGCTGCTAGTGCATATGTGGATTTCTTAGGGGTTTTGCAATCTTCTTCGTCAAGATATAAAAGTGTAGGTTTACGTGTTGATATTACAGGTGGCACCTCTGAAAATACGGCTTTGGACATTGTAAATGGTGACATTAAGGTAAAAGGTAAAAAAGGATACACTGGAAAGATTACATTAGCCAATACAGCTTCTAGTACAACATATTATCATTTTAATTACATCAACGGTCTTGTTGTTGATTTTCAAGCAAGCGGTAGTTCAATTAACCCTTTTTAAAATGGTTTTAAAAGCCGTTAAAAATAGTTTTAACGGCTTTGCTTTTACACGTATTCCCTAAGTGCGTATCCAAGATTAAAAACGTCTCTATAGATATCTGTAGGATCAGAACTAAACCCCTCCCTAGGCTCAATCTCAATGCTTATCCTGTTCAACTTAACGATGTATTTAAGAAAGAATCCAGAAACAAACATGTGGTCTTCTTTAGCTTCGTTAATAACCTTTATAACGTCACTGCTGGGTAATACTATTTTTATCATATCACTAAGATACAT